ACATTAACTACTTGAAGTTTAACTGTAATTGTAGGTGAAAAAATATCCTCATAATAATCTATACTAACAACACCTGGAGCAATATCAACAGTTTTTGATTGATCTGCTGACTCTATTATAATTTTTTCATAAATTGACTTATCTATTGCTGCCATTTAAGTATATGCGTATTGTAAAGATTGAACTTGTTTAATAAAATTGCCAGGTTTATTATTACCAAGCATAACAACTTTAGTTTTTGATCCACCAGAAGGAGATGCAGAAGAAGATCCAGAAGAAGGTTGAGAACTAACCATTATAATTGGACCTTTCCTATCAACCCTGACTTTTTCAGCTAATTGCAAATCCACCTTCTTTTTAGTATTAATTTTATTCTGAACTTTTAAATCTCTTCTTGCAAATTGCTCCTCATTAGATTTATTATTTATTGTAGATTCTATATTATCATTTCTTTTAATATTCCAAAAAGATTTACTATTTAAAGCATTTATAGTGTCCTCACCACCAATCTTTTCAGTTGTTTCTTTATTTAAAATACCTTCACCAGATTCAACTAATGCCTTTTCTCCACCTTGTTCATGAGACTTTCCTTTTATAAACCCACCCTTCTTAAACATTTTCCATCCACTAGCATCTAATGCCTTTTCTTGCTGTGCATTTATTTCAGGTGAAAGTTCTTTACCATCCAATCCTCTTATATCAGGAGTTTCATCAAGACCAGATTCTTTTTTAGCTTGTTGTAGTTTTTCATCATCAGAATCTTCAATTAATTGTTTTGGATCTAATTCTTTAACTTTATCAACTTCAACATTAACCTTGTCCTCAGTTTTCTCATCACCACTATTAATAAGAGTACCATCTTCATCAGGATCTACTTCACCCTCTTCTTCAATTTCCCCATCAGTAGGATTGCTTGGAGGATTAGGAAATAAATCAAGAAAGTCCCACCATTGATTTTTTCCAGGCTTAACTCCCATCTTAGATTCCATAATCTCATCAGGATCAAATGAATTCAAACCATACATTTTAGGATTCATATACATTGACATTGATAAACTAAGATCCTGATCAATTAATGCAAATTTTTTGTTTATATCCTCCATCTCAGTTTCAATGGTTTCATTCTCTTTAGTAAATTCTAATCTCAATACACCACTTAATATCTCACCAAAATCATTCGTAAAAGCAGATATATTACTACCAACAGATTCTATCCAATTACTAAGAGTTGTAGCTGCATCTTTTATAGTTTTAATAAACTTATTTGTCTTCTTAATCAACTCTGGCAATGTTCTTACCATCCAACCTATTAAAACAACACCAAACAAATTAAGTACTCTTCCCAAAAATCCTCTTGTACTAGAAGTAGGTATTTTTCCCTGCATCCTCATAGGACCACCAACTTTACCTGCTTCTATAATATCCTCTCTATCCTTTCTTAAAACAGCTTCTCTTCTTCTCCTAAAAAAAGTATCATCTCTTCCAATTAAAGTCCTTTTATATTCATTATGAGACTTAGTTTTTTGTACAATACCTCTTGTCACTCTAATTGATTTAACAAGACCTTGAGAAAGATTAGAAGTAGTCTCACTTATCTTTCGTAGACTTTTAGAAGTAATATTTAATGAGGTATGTACCTTTTTAGTATTTCTATCTGACATATATTAAACTGGAGCTACTTGAAACTGCTTATATGCAAGAAGTACATAATCATTATCACCATTAGAAGATGATATATCAGGGATCTCACCAGATCCAGATGAAGTTGATCCACCAGGAGAAGAACCAGATGATTGACCAGCATTTGAAGCAGCATTCATTGGAACAATAAGAGGTGCAGGTTCTTGTAATTGATTAATCTGCTTATCATTCTTTTTAGTTTGAAGATTATTTTGATTTGCTACTATTCTTTCATCCCCACTACTATTAATCTCTTCTTGTAAAGATTGTAACCGATCACCATACTTAAGAGCAAATGCATCGTTAGCACGATTAAATTCTTCTTTGGTTTCATAATCACCTTCTTGAGGTTTTTTTGATAATATATCATTCTGAAGATCCACTGCACTTATTGGTGACATAAGACTTGCATTTATGCCACTATTATTATCATTAGTTTGATTCTCAGATTGTGAAGATTCTTCTTTACTATTTTGAAATCTAAGGAAATTTAGAATCTCACTTACACCTACCCATGTTAAAATACCACCAATATCAGCAAGAATTCCAAACTTTTTCCTAAGACCACGTTCAACAATTTTACCTGCACCAAAAGCAATACTCTCATCTACAATAGTATCTTTAATATCTTTACCAAAAAGAAGAGATTGAATACCAATATTAATACCAAGACCCTTAGCACCTAATGAACTTGGTCTTTTATTAGATTTCCACCAATTATTTTTATTTTTCTTTAATTGTTTTTTCTTCTGTTTCTTAGTCATATTTGATGCTTCATCTGCTGCACCAAATAAACTTACACCACCCTGAAAAGAACCTGCTTTACCAGCACCTTTACCAAAAATACCACCAAATAAACGAGATAATAATCCAGTCAAAGCAATAAGAGGTGCTTTAACCAACCTATTAATAGAAAATAAAGCAATTCTCCTACCAACTGTTGATAAGGTTCTCAGTATAAGACCCAATCCACTTTTAAGTAAAAGAAGAGTACCACCAACAAATAAAAGATTTTTATATAATTTACGTCTTAATTCTCCCAATTTCTGAGTATTACCCTCAGCTCTTGCTTTTAAAATTGATAATGCTTGAACACTAAACCATCCACCAACAAGATATCCTAAAAAATTCTGTAGATTCGCTAAACTGGATTGTACTTTTGATCCAATTCTTCTAACAGGTGAAGTAAGTGCATTTACAATCTTAGATTCTATAGCACTTTCTTTTCCTTCCCTTAATGCTTGTTGTGCAAGTATAAAATCTCTTTTAGCCTTTGCTTCTTCTCTCTGCCTTTCTAAACTTTGACTTAAAGCTAAACTTTGCTGTAATCCATTTAAACCACTTGTTAATACAGCAACATTATTTTCTAATTGACCAATTCTACCAGTAAGTCCTCTTACTAATAATGAATTATTTTGTATTAAAGTAGTAGTTGTTGGATCTGGTCTGGTAATCATATTACCAGGTAAACCACCACCTGCAAACATACTAGAAGAAACACTTCTTCTAATACCTTGTATTGATCCTGCTACTGGTGATGCTGGTTCAGCCATTTGCTGCTGCTTGTTGTGCTTTTAAATTTTCTTCTTCAATATATTGCTGAAGAAGAGATAGATAAATTTCCCTTTCCCAAGGTATCATATTTTCTAACTCTGTTAAGCTATATTTATGATGTTGCATTAAGGCAAAATTTATTTTATAGTATGACGCAAGATCTTCATGCGACATACTTACTCGAAAAAACTTTGTAATCCCTCCAATACAACTTCACTTTCAACTTTAGTATTTGGATTTGTAACTTTTACAGTATGTGATAATTTAGGCATTGTATTAAAGAAATTTTCAACTTCTTTAAATTGTTTTGAACTTAATTGTTCAACAAACTCGTTCAACTCTTTGTCAGTAGAATCGGAACCTGCCCAAGATTCCTCTTCAGAATATATTTGATCTATACAAGAAGCAATTAATTTAAAAGTATCATCTACATCTACAGCATCTGCAGAAACAGCAAAATTTGATTTAATAAATTCACTCATTGATGGATATTTCATCCTAAGTGTAAGATTATCATCTAATTTAATATCTTTAGAATGATCTTTTGATTCTTGTATCTGTATTTCATCAATATTAATAACGGATGAAACTTGTGTCTTTTCATCATCAGGACAAGTAATCATAACTTCAATCTCTTCACCTACAGATTTTCCACGTATATTAAGGAAAATATATTCAATATCAAATGTAGAAAGAGATTCTACTTTAACACCCTTTGAAAGAATGCAAGATGAAATAACATCTTTAACAGCATTAGCTACTTGAGTAGGATTATTACTCTCCATAGCCAATATAAGAATTTTCTCTTCCTTAACTAAAAAGGGTCTAAATTTAACTTTTTTCTTTGTAGAAGGAATAATTAACTCATAAGAAGGAGTCGAAATCTTTGGTAAAGGCATAATAATCGCAATTCAGTAATTTTATTTAGCAGTGTAAAAATAAGTTAATAAGCATCATACCATCCACTACTATATTGAGATCCAGAAACTGTTCCATCTTTACCTAAATTAGGATCAATTGCATTACTTATTAAGTTATTTCTTAATTCTTTATTTCCTGGTGCATTAGCATTAAGAGTTTGAGTTATTGATGCCTCTCCACCCATGAATCTATTCATAGATCTTGATTTATCAACTCCCTTTTTATTACGATCTACTCCTCTTTCTCTTGACCAAGAACTAGATTCTCCGCAAATATACCTATCATATAAGAAATTAGCAGATACAACTAAAACCTGAGAGTTATCATATTGTACCCTTGTAGAATTTAATTCATAAGGAAATAATCCCCGAAAACCATATTCAAGTGATTGTCTATAATTTTTTTCAAATTTAATTATTTTAGTATTCTCTGATCTATATTCTTCTGGATATCTCATCTTAAAATTATAGGCATCATCAACAGAATTTGCTGGAGAACCACCACTAATATACTCCATCCAATGTTCTAAAAACTTAAGAGTTTTATATTCATTATCAACATAAAAATCTAAAGTTATTTGAGTGAATTTTCTTGTATGCGGTCTTTTCTCAACAACTCCTTGATAATCACCTACTATATCAGCAGTTGCAAATCCACTTCCAGGTAAAGAAGCACGATTACAAAGTAATCCTATCTGATCGGAATGAAATCTCCAATCAACTCCTTTACTTTCAAGGAAATCTCTTAAACCACCTGGCGGCATACTAAATTGCACCAAATAATTAGAAGTTTGTGCAACATTTTGAAATGTTGGCAATATCTGAGATATTTTCTTTGGGATTGGTGCTGCCACTACTCTAAATAGTTTTATTATATCATTTCTATTTAGATGGCTTATAAAGGAAAATATCAACCATCTCACCCACGAAAGTATAAAGGTGATCCTACAAATATAATCTTTAGATCATTATGGGAAAGAAAATTTATGGTTTATTGTGATAAAAACTCTAATATATTAGAATGGAACAGTGAAGAAATAATTATTCCATACATATCTCCCGTTGATGGAAAACCACATAGATATTTTCCAGACTTCTATATGAAAGTAAAAGAATCTAATGGTCAAATAAAAAGATATGTTATTGAAGTAAAACCTTTAAAGCAATGTTCTCCACCTAAAAAACCAAAGAGACAAACTAAAGGATATATACGTGAAGCATATGAATATGCAAAGAACCAAGCAAAATGGAAAGAAGCAAGAGAATGGTGTGCTGATAGACAATTAGAATTTAAAGTGGTTACTGAAAAAGAACTTGGAATAAAATAATGGCATCTTTTATTAATCGCCAAAAAGAAAAACTAAGGCAAGAAAGAAAATCAAGAAATAGAATATCACATATACTTAATGATTTAATTGGTACAGAACACCCCGATGATCTAATGATGAAAATCATAGAATCATTAACAGAAGGTAGTAAAAGACCATCAGAAGGAAAATATTATGTATTCTTATATAAAGCAAAAACTCCCAACTTAAGATATGATCAACATCCAATGGTAGCAGTTACTGATGTTTTTGAATGGGGGTTTCGTGGAATCAATTTTCACTGGAATACAATGAGACAATATACATGGAATGAAATAATAGGTGGGCTATATGAAATTACACATTCTGAGTTAACTGATCTTGACGGTATACCTTTTGCAAGATTTCGTATAAATAGCTGATAATACTAAAATAGGTCGATAATGGCAATGGGAACCTGGCGGGTAGATCCGCAAGAAAACAGAGATCTTCAGAATAAGTATAGACAAGAAAATAATTTATCAGAACTAACTACACCAGTAGATAGTAGTTCTGGACAAACTGGAAAATATGGATCACCAGATTTCTATAGTTATCCAGAAAAAAGAAGCGTTTCTGACGGAGAAGATTCTTTACTTATACAAGCTGTTAAATACCTTGCACCATCATCAGGAGATCCAGATTTTAAACTCAATATGGATATTGAGAAGGGTAAGTTAGGAAGTATAGGAGATAAAGGAAAGATAGATGCAGAATTTAAAATGAATACGGGTATGCATACTCGTTATAAAAGATTTACTGATTCTGACACTGGTGGTGCGTATAAAAAGAAAACGAGATTTTATGTAGAACTCCCAATACCTCAAAATATAAGTGCTTCATCATCAACCCAATTCCAAGAAGATGATAGAAATATATTTACTCTTGCAGCATTAGAAATGGGTCAACTTGCTATGCAAGAAGGTGGAGATGTTGGTGAAGGATTTACTAAAGCAGTTAGTGCTATTAATACAAATTTAGATATAGGATTACAGAATGGATCAATATCAAGAATAGTAAAAGCATCTATGACAAGTTTAGCACTTAACCAATTTGGTGCTAATATTAACGCAAATACTGTTCTTTCAAAAGCAACTGGACAAATCCTAAACTCAAATAAAGAATTATTATTCAGTGGTGTTAATCTAAGATCATTCCAATTTAGATTTAATTTTGCTCCAAGAAGTTCTAGTGAAGGTGGTAAAGTTGCAAAAATAATAAGAATGATGAAACAATCAATGGCTCCTAAAGCAGGTGAAGATTATCAAAACTCTGGATCTAAAAATTCAAAAAATAGTGGTATATTCTTAGGTGCTCCAGATGTTTTCTTACTAAGATATCTACAAAGTGGAAAAGATCACCCATTTTTAAATTCATTTAAACCATGTGTATTATCACAAATGAATGTTAACTATACTGGATCAGGAACTTATGCAACTTACTCTGATGGTACACCAGTACACACAGTTGTAGATATGACATTTAAAGAGATTAACCCAATCTACGATGAAGATTATGATGAAGAAAACCTCAAAGGAGTTGGATACTAATGGCATACATAAGAAAATTACCTAATGTAAGGTATCCATCACCATTACCAAATAAAACATCATCAAAAGATTTTATTACTATAAAAAATCTTTTTAGGAAAGTTAAACTATTAGACTGGATATCTGAACAATCGGTAATATTTAATAGTTACATTATTCCTGACGAATCAAGACCAGATATAGTTGCAGATTACTTATACAGTGATCCAGAATTAGATTATGTTATTATTCTTGTGGCAAATATCACTAACATTGAAGCAGAATGGCCGCTATCAAATGCAAATTTATATGAATATACTGTAAATAAATACGGTCTTGAAAATTTAAATGCTATTCATCATTATGAAACTATAGAAGTTAGAGATGAAAAAGACAGACTAATATTAGAAGCAGGTAAAGTTGTAAACGGACCTAATGAAACTTTTAGAACTGCAGACAATAATGGTGGAGCAGATGCTATACCAGAGTTTACAATTGATGGTCCAGCAAAAAGATACAATGGAACATCAAATACTTGGTATGGGATAATAGGAGGAGAAAAAATTAATTATTCTGGAGAAACAATTAAACCTACAATAGGTATATCTAACTATGAATATGAAGTAGGTATAAATGAACAAAAAAGAAATATAGACATACTTAGACCAGAATATTTACAAATATTTAATAATGATCTTGAAGAATTATTGAATTACCATAGAAGTTCTCAATATATAAGTCGTAAATTAATTACAACAGAAAATACACGTTTATTTAATTAAAAAAGACCCACCCGAAGGTGAGTCTTTCCAATATTCAGGCTCTCTTGGATCATCTTTCGGATCCCAGTAGAAGAA